ACTGCCTGCGAACAGCCGCTGAATCACCGCCAGGTCGAGGTAGGTAACGTTCAGAGCCAAGGTGATGCTGGAGGACAGTCTCACAGGGTGTACCTCTCTCCGCACACGCCGTCGCCCCACTGCAGGTAGATCCGCTCATAGCGAAGCAGGATGAGGCGCGGGTAGTTGCGGTTCTCGCGGAAGTTGGCGGCCGAGCGCCCGGCGTTGAAGCGCTCGACGGAATCGAACCAGGCCAGCTGGTCGGCGCCGGATGCCGAGGCCAGCCTACGGTCGCGATTTACCCACCCCTGGCCGCCGTTGTAAGCGGACAGTACGAATGCCCAGCGATCACACTCGCTGGAGGCCTGGTTTCGGTCGTAGAGCCAACGGTCGTAGGTGACCAGCGCGCGCAGTGCCCAGCCAGGATTGAACGGCTGATTGGTGCCGAGGGCGGCCGGATACAGGCCAGCGATCCACTCCGCGGTTCCGGGCATGAACTGCGCCAGACCCTGGGCACCAACAGGCGAGCGGGCATCAGCACGCCAACGGCTTTCTTGGTGAACCTGTGCGGCAAAGGTGGCGATCGGTGCCGACAGGCCCCATTCAGCATGGGCGCTGCGCACCAGGGTGCGCCGGTACTGCTCGGCGGCAGTGGGGATGCGATCCGTCGCGAAGGCCGGCTGGCAGGCGCTCAGCAGGCCCAGCAGGCCGAGGGTGAGCAGGCGCTTCATCCGAAGAAGCCTCCCCACCACACCAGGGCCGTCATCGCGATCACGTCGAACACGCGCTGCTTGAAGCTGATCACGTTGGTGAGGCCATCGCACGCATAGGACGTAACCAGGACCACAGCGGCCAGCACGATCCAGATGATTTGCGGGGCGCCCATGGTCAGAGCCCCAGCGTCAGGCCGAGGATGCAAGCCAGTACGATCAGCCCACGGCGCAGCCAGGCGCCCACGACAACCAGATTGGCTGAGCACTCATGCGGGCGAGCCACGTAGGGAAACAGGCTGCGATCGATCCAGTAACCGGCCACCGCGCCCAGGGTCACTAGGACAAGTTTGTAGGCGACGACCTGGAGCTGCTCCGGGCGAATCGCGGCGAGGATGATCAGCAGGACGAGGGTGACCAGCGTCCAGCTGGTCATACGCGGCGCGCGGCGGCGCCGGGGTTGCGGCGATGACATAACGATGCTCCCGATGGGGCGGCCATCCTTGGCCTGACTGAAGGTCCTACCTGCCAGTAGGTCTACCACTCCTCTTTCCTGAAACGACGAATTCAACATTCAGGCCTTCGTTAGCCCACGCAGCAAGAGCGAGAGCATCAGGAGCCGTTCGTCCTTGCTCCCAACCAATCTGGGTCCGTTTAGAGGCTCCAACGATCTCTGCAAATTCCGGCTGTGTGTATCCCAGCCGTTCACGTTCCGCTCTCAATCGCTCTCCAAGTGAGCTTTCTGTCACCTAAATCACCTTGACAGGTGCAATATTTGGCACCATTATTCACCACACAAACCCGCAACATCTTTGCATTACAGGAGCCACTGCCATGGCCGCTGCAACCAAAGCCCTCACGGCCGACCAGGTGAAGCAACGCTTCCGCCAGGCCGGCAAAACCTTCACCGAGTGGGCAAAGGAAAACGGTTACGCCCGTAACGACGTCTACCGCGTTCTCAATGGCCAACTCAAAGCCAACTACGGCCAAGCCCACGAAATAGCTGTGAAGCTCGGCCTGAAGCCTTCTGTAGCTGCTGCGTGAGGAACACCGCCATGCCCCGCACCCAGCCACCTGTCGAGCACATCGACCTGATCCCGACCCCGATGGACACCTGGCGCGCCGCGCTCGATGCACTGATCGCGTGCGCCCCTGGCGACACCTCGGACATCTCCTGGCACCTGGCCGACGCGCACCAGAGCAGCCTCCTGCTGGTGGACCGAACCGTTGCATCACCAGGCGCCGAACGCCTCATCGACCGGCTGATGCTCATCAGCGCTGGACGGCTGTTCAAACACAGCCTGAGTCGCGACGAAGCCTTCGAGGTCAGCTCGCGGTTACTTGCGTCCGCTCGGCAACATGCCGCAGCACCCCTGCCAGATCGCGGTGGGGCATTTGCCACATATCGCCCGGCTGAGCATCCGCCAGCGTCTCCAGGTCGTCGGCAAGGCCGTCCAGATCCAGCCCGTGATCAATCGACAGGCGACGCGCAAGAGCCACAAACGCCGAACGCATCGACGCATCAAGAACCAGGTGATCGGGGGTAGTCATGTCAGTCTCTCCGATGAATGTGAATGTACCTCATCAGGCTGACGCTGTGGCAACAGCTTTGCCAATGGTGAAAACAGCTATTTGTTTGGACGCCGACTACTGGGGCTTCTGGAGCGCAGTCCAATGAAGCGCCGGAACTGGAAGACCTGGGTGCCGCGCTCGCCCTGTGCATCCATTGAGGGCTGCGTGGAGCACGGTACGCAGAGGTACAACCGCGGGGTCGAGCGCCTGGCCATCGACCACCTGGGGCAGACCAACCAATCCAGTCTCTACAAGTGGATGGCCAACGGCCGATTGCCGCTGTGCCTGGTGGTGCCTCTGGAGAAAGCCACTGGCATTCCGCTGATCACACGCTACCTGGCGGCCGCCCACGGAAAGCTCCTCATCGACATCCCGACTGGTCGCACGACGTCGCCCAAGGATGTGCAGCAGTTGCAGACCGTCCTGCATGACGCCGTTGGGGCGCTCCTGGCTTTCCATGCCGGCAGCCAAGACCGAGACAAGACCTTGGACGCGCTGCGGGCGGGCCTGGAGTCCCTGGCCTGGCACCACGGAAACGTCACCCAACACGAACACCCCCAGCTCGAACTTGGAGATTCCGATGACTGAGAAACGCGTCAACGAAACCGCGCTGCGCGTTCTGCGCGTTCTGATCGCGCTGAAAGGGCACACCTTGACGGGCCTTTCGAATGGCGAAGTCGCCAAGGCCCTAGGCGAGAGCCCGGCCAACATCACCCGCTACATGCAGACCCTCATCGAGGCCGGCCTGGCCGAGCGTAGAGAAGACGGCCGATTCGCTCACAGCGTCAGCATGCTGCAGATAGCCCAGGCCCATGCGGATCACGTCAGCCGCATGCAGAACCGCATCAACGAAATCAACCGCCGGGTCGCTGCCGGCTCCATGATCTGAGGGGATACCCATGGGACGTACTGCCACCAAACCGAAACCCGCAGTAGAGCTGCCGGAACTGGATAGCGCCGCTATCAACCAGAACATCGCCACCATGACGGAGCACAGTGCCGAGGTCATGGCGCAGTTCGGCGACGGCCTCCCTTACGACCGCATCCGCGTGGTCAATGAGGCGCGCTTCTACATGGCCCAGTCGGCAGAAGCCATGCTGGAAGCCGGAAAGCGCCTGATCGTGCTGAAGGAGCATGAGCCCCACGGGGAATTCGAACAACTGCTCCGGGAACAACTTGGTATTCCAGAGCGAACTGCGCAACGCATGATGCAGGCTTCCCTTCGGTTCCTTTCTCCCAAGCTTCAGGCAAAAGCGCCAACGTTGGCGCTTTTGGGAAAGAGCAAGCTCTTTGAACTCTTGGCAGAGGATGACGAGAGCCTGGCCGAACTTGCTGATGGCGGAACGGTTGCAGGCCTCGACCTGGACGACATCGAGCGCATGAGCTGCCGCGAGCTGCGCAAGGCTCTGCGCGACCTCCGCGAGGACAAGGAAGCGCAGGGGCGCCTGCTGGCCAACACTACCGAGAACCTGCAGAACACCAAGCTCGAACTGGAGAAGACGCGCCGCCAGGTGGAAACCATGACGGCCGACCAGCGCGCGGCAGAGCTGCGTCAGGAAGTCACCTCCATGGCCTATGAGGTCGAGGTCGGGATCATGGGGCAACTGCGTGAAGGCTTCGCCAAGTTGGCCGAGCAGGCCGAGGAGCAAGGTGCCGACCATCGCGCCTTCCAGGCTGCACTGATCGTTCACCTGGAATCACTCCTGGAGGAGGTACGCAACGAGTTCGACCTGCCTGCAGAGCTTGGTCGCGACCAGGCACCCGACTGGGTGGGGGCCGACATGGCCGCCCTGGATGCCCAGTTCGCGGACGGAGTGGAAGCCTGATCATGGCCGTGTCTGCCGTCATCACCCAGCGCCTGGTTGACCTCGACCGGCAGCTACAGAGCGCCGGTCAGGGGCAGCGCACGGCGCTATGCAAAGCAGCCGCGGCAGAGCTGGGTCTGTCGCTGGCATCGCTGTACCGCAAGCTGAAGGATGTACAGGTGCGCGAGCGCGCACCGCGTAAGCGGCGCAAGGACTCGGGGCAGAGCCGCCTGGGGCGTGACGAGGCCCTGGTGATCAGCACGGCGCTGATCCACTCGGCCCGACATAACGCGAAGCGCCTGTATTCCGTTGCTGATGCGGTCGAGGATCTTCGCGCCAGCGGCTTGATCCGTGCGGAGTCTGTCGACCGACGCACCGGAGAGATCCGCCCGATGTCGATCAGCGCGATCAGCCGCGCGCTGCACAGCTACCGCCTGCATCCGTCCCAGCTATTGGCGCCGGAGCCGGTCACCGAACTGCGCAGCCTGCATCCGAACCACGTCTGGCAGATCGATGCGTCCCTCTGCGTCCTCTACTACCTGAAGCCTGGGACCAACAAGAAGGCTAGCGGCCTGCAGGTGATGGATCGCAAGGAGTTCTACAAGAATAAGCCAGCGAACCTGGATCGCGTGGCCGCTGACCGTGTGTGGTCCTACGAGATCACCGATCACTACACCGGCTGGATCTACGTTCGCTATGTGATGGGCGCCGAGAGTGGCGAGAACTTCTGTACGGTGCTGATCGAGGCCATGCAAGAGCGTGGTGGAGCCGACATGCTCCACGGCGTGCCGCGCATCCTGATGATGGACCCTGGTTCGGCCAACATCTCGGCGATGTCGAAGAACCTCTGCTGCTCCCTGGGCATCGAGGTCATCGTGCACGCGCCAGGCGCGGCGCGGGTTACAGGCTCGGTCGAGAACGCCCGGAACATCATCGAGCGCAAGTTCGAGTCGAAGCTGAAGTTCGAACCGGTCAACGACCTGGACGAACTCAACGCCCAAGCGAAGAAGTGGCGCGCCCACTTCAATGCGACGGCCGTCCACAGCCGGCATAGGCGCACCAGGTCAGAACTCTGGATGACCATCCGGGCTGACCAACTGATCAAAGCGCCCACGGTCGAGCTGTGTCGGGAGCTTGCAGTGAGGGCACCAGAGTCTCGGAAGGTCACGGCCAAACTTCGCGTCTCGTTCGGAGGGTGCGAGTACGACATTTCGGTTGTCCCGGACGTGAACGTCAACGACCGCGTGCTTATCACCCGCAACCCCTGGCGCGAAGATGCAGTGCAACTGGTAACGGTCAACGAGCAGGGCCGTCAGGTCTTCTATGTCCTTCCCAAGGTCGAGAAGGATGAGGGCGGCTACGCGACCACTTCACCGGTGATCGGGCAGACGTTCAGCCGTCAGGCTGAGACTCCGGCGCAGAAGGCCCGCAAAGCCGTTGACCAACTGGCCTATGGCGTCGAAAGCGAAATGGAAGTGCAGGCTGCGCGCAAGGCCAAGTCCGTTCCGTTCGGCGGTGCCTTGAAGCCCTTCCAACATATCGACGACACCCAACTGCCCACCTTCATGCCGCGACGCGGCACGGAGCACGGCTTGGTAGCCCCCATCGTAGAGGTTCCGCTCCTTCCGCATGTCGAGGCGGCCAAACGCATACGCGCGCAGTTGGGTGACGCCTGGACCACGGACTCGATGGCCTGGCTCAAGAAGACCCACCCCGAAGGCGTGCCGGAAGACCAGCTCGACACCATCGCCAACCAGTTGCGCAAGCCGGCCCGGCCTGGCCTGCGCGTTGTAGGAGGCAACTGATGCTGAAACTCAAGGAAGTGCTTGCCGGGGTCAGCAAGACCCAGGCCGACCTGGCCCGAGCGGTCGACCTGAGCCCGGCGGCGATCGCTCAACTGATCAATCACGGCCTTTGGCCGAAGTCCCTCGACAAATCTCGCCTGTTTGGCGCGGTCGCGGACTTTCTATACGAGCACGGCGCGAACGATGACGACATCGCGCTGCTGGAAGAAGAGATGGAGCCCCGGCGCGCCAACGCCGGGACTCCTGCAACCCCCGAAAACAGTCAAGAAAACGAGGAGTGCGAGCCCATGCTAATGCGCAAACAGGTGTTGCTACCAGCGACGAAGAAGGCTTTCGACATCCGTCGCGACCCCTTCGACGAGCTGCAGAGCGCTGATGACATGTACGTCAGCCCCGATATTCGCTACGTCCGCGAGTGCATGTATCAGGTCGCCAAGCACGACGGCTTCCTAGCAGTCATCGGCGAGTCTGGTGCTGGCAAGTCCACGCTGCGTCGAGATCTGGTGCAACGCCTCGACAGCGAGAGTGCACCGGTGATCGTCATCGAACCCTACGTACTGGCGATGGAGGACAACGACACCAAGGGCAAGACCCTGAAATCAACCCATATCGCTGAATCGATCATGGCGGCCGTGGCGCCGCTTGAAAAAGCCAAGTCTTCGCCCGAAGCGCGTTTTGCCCAGCTACACAAGGCGCTGAAGACCAGCCATGCCGCAGGCTTCCGCCACGTCCTCATCATCGAGGAGGCGCACAGCCTTCCGATTCCAACGCTCAAGCAGCTCAAGCGCCTGCGGGAGCTTGAGGCCGGCTTCACCAAGCTGGTCAGCATCATCCTGATTGGACAACCCGAGCTGGGCACCAAGCTTTCCCCACGTAATGGTGACGTGCGCGAGGTAGTGCAGCGCATCGAGATCGTGGAGCTGGAGCCGCTCCCGGTTGCAGCCGTGGAGAAGCACCTGGAGTTCCGCTTCGGGCGGGTCGGCAAGCCGCTGACCGAAGTGGTCGACGCAAGCGGCATCCAGGCGCTGATCGAGCGCCTGAGCACAAGCGGCCGAGACAAAACGAGCCAGCTTTACCCGCTGGCCATCGGCAACTTGATGATCGCGGCGATGAACCTGGCGGTGCATGTCGGCGAACCGCTCGTCACTGCCGATGTGATCAAGGGGGTGTGAGATGAACGTCGTACCGATCACTGGTCGCCTCGCTGAAGAGCAGCCGAAAGCTACCCATCTGCCGCTCTGCACAGTACTGACGCCAGAGCTGGCCCGCTGCCTGGAGGCCGTCAACAGCGCCACCCGCGCCTTGCGCCAGGCCGGCATTCCGATTGAGCAGACGTCGGTGCTTGATCGCCGCCTGTTCATCCGCGAAGAGGATTCGCTGCGGCTGCACCGCCGCTTCCGCAACGCCATCCGCGGTATTCGCCAGACCACTCACGGGATGGTCACCGTCCATGTCGTCAGCCTGCTCGGTGTTGACGTGGCCTGGACGACCCCGGTGAAGGAGCAAGACCAATGACTGTCATCACCCATGCCTACACCCCGCTGATGGACGTTGATGCCATGAGCGAGGAGGACTGCCGCCTGGCCCTGAAGGATGTTCTGCGCGATGGGTTCGCGAAGGACCAGAAAATGGTCGAGCTGAAGACCATCAACCACACGTTGAATCAGCAGCTCAATCACGCGAACAACATCTTGATCAAGCTGGCGGAGTTGAAGCTGGCCTATCAACACGAGGCGTATGAAGCCGAGCTGGAGCAGTTGGCCGCTTACTACCTGCACCTCAAGGCCGAGCAGCAGACTGCTGGGAGGGTGCACTGATGAACAACGGCACAAAGCGGAACCAGTGCGACGGCTGCCAGGCCGGCGTGCCGCTGGAGGACGGCAAACATCGAATGGGACGTCCTGGTGGCTACCCCGACCTCATGAGCTGCACAGCCCATCTCTATGGGGCACCGCAAGTACAGCCTGTGGCATGGGCCATTTTCGACGGCTCCTGGATCTCGGACCACACGGCTGATCCAAACCGAGCGGAGCAATGGGCTGAGGATGGTAAGAACGTGACCGCTCTTTTCGCGATGCCGGTCCAGCAGCCGGTATCTGCTTTCGCTCGGGATGTGCTGGCAGAACGGCAGCGACAGATCCTCCAGGAAGGCTTCAGCCCCAGCCATGATGCCGAGCACCGGGGCGGTGAACTGGCGCTGGCTGCTACCTGCTACGCCGACGAAGCCGTTACGCAGATCTGCCAGCCAGAACGAGAGCCGTGCCTGACGCAACTGGTGCCAGGCTGGTGGCCGTTCGAGCCATCCTGGTGGAAACCCAGCCTGGACGCTCGAAAGAATCTGGTGAGGGCCACGGCACTGCTTCTCGCACAGGGTGACGCGATCGACCTACAAATCGAGGTTGAACTGCAGTCTGACGGGGAGGAACAACCGTGATCCAGAGCACCCGTTACGACACTCTCGTCATTGAGGGAGCCAGCGGCACCACCGTACCTAAAGAGGTAGACGGAGGGCGTGTCGTGTCCTGGGCGAAGGGGCATGCACTCGCGGGAGCCGATCCGCTTGAAGTGTTCGTGCAGGCCCTGGCCAACGGTGACTACATCGACCTTCCCGGAGATGCCCTTCAACTCATGGCCGAAGGCGTCATCGCCCGCCACAACCGACAACTGGAGGCTGGCTATGACTGAGCGCCGCCTCAAATGCCGGCGCTGCCGCTGGATCGGCGCGCTTAGCAATCTCCGTCCGGTGCCGCACCCGAAGGAGTCTTGGCGTAGCGACAACGTCTGCCCGCGGTGCGGGTGCAAAACCTTCTCTCCAATTGAGGATTCCTCCCATGGCTGAACAAGCAGTGCATGTTCCCGCCGGGTACCGCATGGACGCCAAGGGGCGCCTGGTACCTGAAGAAATGATCAAGCCCATCGACTTGGAGCGCGACCGCCTCGTGCAGGAGATCGTCGCCAAGGGGAAGGCCCTGAACAAGGCGTTGCTGGACTTCAAACTGGCGACATTCGGCGATATCGAGGCCTTCATCACTTTGTCGGCCGAGCAGTACCAAGCGAAGGTAGGAGGCAAGAAGGGCAATGCCTCTCTGGTCAGCTTCGACGGTCGCTACAAGGTCATTCGGGCCATGGCAGACAACATCGCCTTCGACGAGCGCCTGCAGGCCGCCAAGGCGTTGATCGACGAGTGCCTCCACGAATGGACAGAAGGCGCTCGCGCAGAGGTCATCACGCTGATCAACGATGCGTTCCGCGTGGACCAAGCAGGGAACATCCGTACCGGCAGCGTGCTTGCCCTGCGCCGCCTGCAGATCGATGACGAACGTTGGCAGCGTGCAATGCAGGCCATCGGCGAGGCTGTCCAGGTCGTGAGCACCAAGGCGTACGTGCGTATCCAGGAGCGGGTCGGGGACACCGACCAGTACCGCTCCATTCCTCTTGATATCGCAGGGGTGTGACATGGACCAGGACCGTATCCTCGACAAGATCAAGAAGTGCCTGGAAATGGCGAAGGGACGGGGCTCCAACCCGAACGAGGCCGAGATCGCGCTGCGTCATGCCCACAAACTGATGGAAGCCTACAACCTGGAGATGGGCGACGTGCTGGCCAGCATGGCTGGCGAAGCCAGGGTTCCCGCAGGTTCGGATGGAAAACCGCCGGCCTGGCGAGTGTGCCTTGCCCAAGTTTGCTGCCATGCCTTCGGCACGCATCTGATCATCTGCACCTCCTACTTCGAAAGCGCTTCGTTCCTGTTCGTCGGCTGCGCGGCCGCACCGGAGCTGACCGGCTACGCCTACCAGGTACTGGAGCGACAGCTGCAGAAGGCGCGCAAGGACTTCCTGAGCACACAGAAACGCTGCAAGCGTTCCACCAAGGTGGCCCGTGGAGATGCCTTCGCGCATGGATGGATCGAGGCCGTGTACGCCAAGGTCGACCAGTTCGCGGGCGTCGACGACAACATCGCCGACGCGATCCAGGCGTACATGGCGAAGCACCACGCTGACGTCGGCAAGTTCGAGATGAAGCGCCGCAAGCTCAAGGCACGTGACGAAGTGGCCAGTGAAGCGGGGTATGCCGCGGGCAAGCGCGCGCGGCTGCACCAGGGGATCGGACACCAGGCCGTGGCTCGGCTTACTCAGGGGGTGTGATGTGGCCACCGTACTTAGCCAAATCGCCCAGGATGCTCTTGGCCGAGCTTATGGCCGGCTCCGTCATCGCAGCGCATGCCGGAGCCGCAGGCCCTGGACTGATGAGGAAATGGAGCAGCTACGTCTGCGGTATCCCCATGAGCCTACTGCTGATATCGCCGAGGATCTTGGCCGCTCTGTTCATATGCTCTACCACAAGGCCGAACAGCTCGGCCTCAGAAAAACGGCAGCCTTCCTCGCGAGTCCATTGTCCCGCCGTCTGAATGGCTCACAGGGCTCCGGGCACCGGTTCGCCAAGGGCTCCACTCCCTGGAACAAGGGGCTCAAGGGGTTGCCTTCGATTGGGCGTAGCTCGGAAACCCAGTTTCAGCCTGGCAGCAAGCCCGGCAATTGGCTGCCAATTGGCAGTCACCGGCTGAGCCGGGATGGCTACCTGCAGCGTAAGGTCACGGATACAGGCTATCCCCCCAAGGACTGGGTAGCCGTCCATACATTGCTGTGGGAAGAGCACAACGGCCCAGTTCCAGAGGGACACTGCCTCTGCTTCAGAGACGGTAACAAGCAGAACATCACCCTGGACAATCTCGAACTCATCACCCGCGCCGAACGTATGCGGCGCAACACCATTCACCGCTATCCGCCGGAGCTAAAAGACGCAATTCGCGTGGTCGGCAAGCTCAAGCGCACCATTCGGGAGATTGAGCATGAAAAACAAAGTTGAAGACCTCCGTAATCATCTCTTCGCCACCCTCGAAGGGCTGCTTGATAAAGACGAACCACTGGATATCGAGCGAGCGAAGGCGGTTGCCCAGGTGAGTTCGGTGATCATCGAGTCGGCCAAGGTCGAGGTGAAGGCCATGGAGTTGCTCGACGCCAATGGCAGTAAGTTTCTCCAGATCGGTGAGGAACCCCGGTAATGGCCCTCGCGAAAGCACTACTCAGCAAGATCCACATCGCTCGTCAGCAGCTCGGCCTGCAGGACGATGTCTATCGGCAGAAGCTGCAGGTGATGTTCGGCAAGGGGTCGGCGCGGGATCTGAACCTGCGCCAGGCCGAGCAGTTGCTGACGGAGTTCAAGCGCCTGGGCTGGCAACCACAGCCCAGCAAGCGAGCAGCCGGCAAGCCGCACAATTGGCGGCAACTGCCAGCGGAGGTCGAGGTGATCGAGGCTCAACTTACCAACATGGGGCTGCCTTGGAGCTACGCCGATGCGATCGCCAAACGCCAGTTTGGCGTAGCCAAAGTGGCCTGGCTGAAGA